CATGTCCCGTTTTACCAAATATTTCCAAATTTACCACCCAATCCCCCAATTATACAAAACTTTTATTTTGTATTATGCACATTGCATAAATATTTTGTTCATACTCTATGTGTATTTTGTTCATATTGCCAATTGACGCATCCGAACAAATGTTCTATAATATAGTTAGAAAACGAACAAACGTTCGTTACTTACAAATAATACGGGAGGTCTACCAAATGACTATAGATGAATACACAAGCCTAACGCGCGAATTAGCGTCAGGCGATGCAGACGAAGCGCGCACTTCTCAGATTCTCGTTAGTCTCACGGACGCGTTTACAGAGTCATCGTCAAATCTTGAAAACGCACAAAACGAGATAACCAAACTGACAGATAGCAACACTTCGCTCAAACAGGCAAATTACGAATTGTTCTTACGAATAGGCTCCAAGCCCTCGGACACGCCCGACGCATCCGAACAGACACCTAAGACACCCGAAGATTACACCGCCGAAATCGGCGAGTATAGATAAAAGGAGTTATAATTAAAATGGCAAATGCAGCAAGAGCCGTTTCTGTTATGAACGCAGTGAGAGCAGCAGGCTCTCAGAATTATCAGTCGTTCATTCCGGAAGCAACACTTACAAACATTGCAGAGGTCGGAAATCCTATAATTAATTATCAGGCAATCCGAAACGAATTCTGCACACTTCTTCCCAACATTATTTTTGACACCGTTCTACACAACAGAGTGTGGAACAATGAATTCGCGTTTCTCCGTAAAGCACTGCCCATGGGATCTGATGTAGAGGAAATCGCGGTCAATCCGGCTAAAGCAGAAAAATTCGACCCCGAAAATGATTACCTTACGGGATACTTCGATAAGCCCGATATTAAGGTTGCGTTCCACCGTCTTAACCGTAAAGACCAATTTAAGGCGCGTATTCAGAACAACGAGCTTAAACTTGCGTTCCGTTCATGGGAAGATCTCGACGACCTTATTGCAGGTGTAATTAATTCGCTTTACAATGGTGATAACATCGAAGAGTTTGCACTTCTCAAAAATACTATAAACAGCGCGCTTGCAAAGGGCTACGTCTCAACCGTACAGGTTGCAGAGCCGACCGATGAAGCATCTGCAAAAGCGTTTATGCGCAAGGTTCGTCAGACGTACATTGATTTCAGATTCCCGTCGTCACGTTTTAACCGTTATGCGGAAATATCGGGAGACGGTAAACCGTACATCACATTTGCGCCTACCGAGGAAACGATGATAATTATTTCATCCGCCGTTTCTTCTATTGTTGACGTGGATGTGCTTGCAGCAGCGTTTAACATGGAACGTGCTGACTTTATGGGGCGTGTTATCTATGTAGACGATTTTGGTATTGACGGTGTATATGCGCTTATGTGCGATCGTCGGTTCTTCCAGATTTATGATTCTCTCCGTGAGACGGGGTCGTTCTATAATCCAGCGCGCATGGAGTGGAGATATTTTTGGAATGTATGGCAGACCTATAGTGTATCGCCGCTTGCTAACGCTGTAATATTTACGTCGATTGCTGACGGTAAAGTAGACGGCGCACAGCTTTCAGCCGGACAGGACACTGTAACTCTCAGCGACACCGCTACTGATGTTGTCATAGACGCATCTGACTTTAACAATACTGTATCGCTGTTCCTTATGGGTAATAACGTTCCCGATAACCAGACTGTTACCGCAACAGCTACTAAGGATGGCTCGGCGGCATCCGCGTCTGTTGTAACTGTAACATACAAGTCAGGAAATCAGTACACGGTTACTTATGATAAGAAGACAACCCTCACATCAGAGAAAACACAGGTTGTTCTTAAAATCGGTAGCGACACAATCGGCGCGTTCACTGTAGATAATTCCAAGTAAAAAAAGATAAGCTCGATGAGCTTTTAATAAGCATACTATCTTAATAATCGAGAGGGAATGGTGGGTGGGTATATAAATATGAAACTTATTATTACGTTATTTATCTGTTTTCTTATATGCGTAACAGCCGATTATATCACAGGTGTTATGAAAGCATATGTGAACAGCGAAGTATCTTCAAAAGTCGGAAGAAAAGGAATATTGAAAAAAGCCTCTTACATTGCGGTTGTATTCTGTGCAATGATGGTTGACTATTTGATATTTATTACAAGTGGAAAGTTTGGTGTCAACTACGACCCCATTTCTTGTGTACTTGTAATGGCATGGTTTGTAATCAATGAATTGATATCTATTCTTGAAAATGTATCGTCTATGGGCGCGCCATGCCCCAAATTTCTGAAATCGCTTATGAAACGGTTGCAGAATAATATAGAAAGCGTAGATAAAGGAGATAAGTCAAAATGAATAAAAAATTTCGTGGTATAGACATTTCGCTTTATCAGCGGAATATCGACTATGATAGAGTTATAAAAGATAATGATTTTGTAATAATCAAAGCGGGGCAGGGAAGAACAGCGGAATATAATTTCCCGTTTACTGACCCACTTTTTGAACAGCATATAAAGGCGTTTCGTTCACGCATATCGGGGAAGAAATTCTATATAGGAGTTTATTGGTACTTCATGGGTAGAACAGAAGCCGAGACTCTTGAAGAAGTTAAGTATCTTATACAGATACTTAAACCTTACAAAGAAAATATAGATATTGGAGTGGCTCTCGATGTAGAAGATACATCCCTCATGGGAGATGTAGACGGTCTGTCTCGTAGAGTAAATCTCTTCCTTAATTCTATAATCGGAGCGGGATATAAGGCATATATTTACGCTAATGAATATTTCCTCGCTACACAGTTTAAGAATAATCTTAATTTCCCGCTTTGGCTTGCGTCTATAGATGACGGTACTAAATCGCACAAGGGGCTTCAGAAGAAGTACCCCAACCTTAAAATATGGCAGTATAGTTTTAAGGGTACAGAGGGCGGTATATATCCCGTCGATTGTAACGAAGCCGTCGATATAATCGGAGACGCTAACACCGATTACCTTGTAAACATGAAAGATGTTGTTACGCTCACACGTTTTCTTTCAGGTTGGAATATAAAGGTAAACGAAGTGCAGTCTGATATAAATCAGGATGGATATGTAAATATGAAAGACCTTATAGAACTTATAAGGCTCATGGTAGAGGAGTAAAATATTATGGCGTACACACCGAGTGGAACAATAGCGTTCTATAGAGTGCCGTGGAAAAGTGACTATAAAGATGTACGCCTGTTCACTTCAAAGACGGAGGAGAGTAATTATTTCTCCTCCCCTTTGAGGGTAGAACAAAACTACACATACATCAGAGACAAACAGGCTATTAAAGTAAACGCCAATAAAGAGGCTATGGAGCAGTATAACTACATTCGTTATATGAACGAAAATTTTTCTCTTAAATGGTTTTATGCGTTTGTAACGGGTGTAGAATATATAAACCAAAACGCTTGTTATGTTTACTTTGAGCAGGATGTATATACTACATGGTGGGACTGTTTTAATATTAAGTCGGCGTTTGTGGAAAGAGAACATACAAACAACGATTCCGACGCTTATAACACAGAAACAGAGCATATTACAGTTAACAAATATATTCAAGATTTTATTGGGTATGGCGTTAATTTTACACCAAACTCGATAGGCACAGGACTTGACGACACGGGCGAACGAATCGTAGTAGCGAATATAAATACACCGTATGTACAGTTTGAGGATAAGTCAAAGGAAACGGCAAGCGGCGCGAGAGACTTTGTTTTACGCTCGACATTTGACGCTATGTATTCGTCAGTTATTAACGGCGTGAATACGGGAATTTCATACGCTGTTTTTAAGACACTCACTGCTTATAATGATTTTATTTCCGTGATGAACCTCAGCGGGCAAATGGATTCAATTATATCGGTTTTTTGTATGAACGCTACTGTTTTCGATAGAATATTTGATACTGTTGACCCGCAGACATTTCCGTCGACAGGAATATTATTCAATCCATACCAACACATAGGCGAAGCCGTGTTCTATGATAGAGGCGGAACAACTGAATTATATAAAAAAAGATATGCACAATGGTTTATTTCGGGCGTTAAAACATCCGACACAATTATAGATACGTTTTCGATAGCCGATGTAGCGGGTTATGAGCCGCGAAACCGGAAAATTTTCCACTATCCATTCTGTAAATGGGTAATTGATGGGCAAAACGGTAATTCAATAGATATATTACCGCAGTTGTTACAATTTTCTACATCTATTTCTGTATTTTCGGATATCGCAATTGATACAGCGGTATCTGCAAGACTAATACCACAGCATTATGCAGTGTCAACGACTGTTGGTGCATCCGCAGACGCTGAGCATCAAAATCTTAACAATTCTATATCTGTAGAGGCGTCATATTCAATTCCGTTTGAAAAAGATAACGCGATGATATGGAAAGCGTTAAATGGAAATGTAACAGCAGCGCAACTTAAAAACGCCCGTGATAAAATTAACGTAGATATACTTATGGGAGGTATTGATACAGCGAGCGCGCTCGCATCTGGAATGTTGAATTTAGCAATATCACCCGCCAATGTTAAGGGAATAACAGCGGCGTCCAACGCAACACGCGGAATAACGGGAGCAATCGGAGCGGGTAGACAATCCGCTTCAGAAATTACGGATGCTGTTAGAGCGGTAGCGCGTGATGAAATGCAATTAGCCGAATTAGAGGCTAATCTATCGGATAAGTGTAACTTACCGTCACAGGCTATGAATATGACAATGGATAACGCTTATGTCGCCCAGCATAATATGATGAAAGTTACTATCCGCCATATGTGCCCACCATTATCCGAAGTAAAAAAATATGATAATTATCTTTCCAAATATGGTTACGCGACAAATATGTTTAAGACACCGAACCTCACAGGTAGAACCAATTGGAATTACGTTAAAACAACCGAGATAACCATAGCGCCCGTAGCGCAGAATTCATACGCCCCGACTGATACAGAGTTGCGCTTTATAGAGGATATTTTTAATAAAGGTGTTACATTTTGGCACATAAACGACGTCGGAAATTACGGCGACTATACCAATGAAATTATAACGGTTGAACCCGAAAAGCCTGTATGAAATTGAAGGTGAAATAAATGGCTAATAAAAAAATTCCTGTAGGATTCAAAGGGGCGAACAATGAATGGATAGCAGGAATGACAGAACAGACCACAATATTTGACACATATTTCTCACGTCTTGTTCTGTTAGCGTTGTCTATCTATAAGTGGAACAATCTCCCCGAAACAATGAATGAACGTTTTCTTGAAAAGACACTCAACGAGGACGGACGCGCTTGTTTCACGGATTCGGAATACGGTCTACTCAATTTGCGTGTCGCGCCGTCGGGAGATATAAATTTTTATGAGAACCCCACGCGATTCAATTGTTACAGTATAGGTATAAACCTCCTCCGCGATGCTAAAGAATGTGTGTACATCAGAAATAATTACATAGAGCGGTCTACATATCCCATACTCGTATACTTTGCTAAAAAACTCACTGAGATAGAACGTACTATTATTATGAACGTTCATGCTCAGCGTACACCGATTCTTGTACAGTGCGAACAGGAGCAGCTGCTTACAATGAAAAATATGTATATGCAGTACGACGGTTTTATGCCTGTTATATATGCAAATAAAGATATTGAATTGTCAAACTTGTCTGTTCTTAACACAGCGGCCCCGTACCTCGCGGATAAACTCGATGAAGAGAAAAAGAACACATGGCATGAAGCTTTGACGTATCTCGGAATCGGCAATTCAATGGATTTTAAACGGGCGCAAGTGCAAACGTCAGAAATCGAAGTTAATTCTGAACACTACGGATATATGGCGGAGGCGGGTCTTATCACACGTCAGCGGGCGTGTGAAGTCGCGAATAAGATGTTTGGAATAAACATTTCCGTCGAGCGTCGTAACATTAATGAGATTCTGAACGGAGGTATGCAGTATGGCGAAATATACGACACTACTTCAGACGTTGATTAAAAGCGGTTACGATTTAGGTATGGATACTTATCCTATGCACCAGGAATCATACCGCTTACTGCTTAACGACAAAATTTACAAGCATTATGCATACCGTGAAATAGGTTTTGAAACTCCGGCGTTGTTCAAGCATTACCTTAACATGAAAATGAATGAGATAATGCCGTATTATAATCAGCTGTATGATATTCAGGTTGAATTTTTAAAACAAAATGTATTTCAAAATGTAAATAGAACGGAAACCGAAAAAGGTACTATAAATGATAAAGGCGACGGAAGTAATAACACAACCGATAATCGCACTATTACGGACGCCGGGACACATTCGGATACTGACAACAACCAACGTATTTACAGCGATACACCGATGTCACCGTTGAATTTTGAAAATGTTCAAACCGGAAAATATGCGACCGATGTTACATTCGAAAATAACAGTAACAACGGCACAACCGGAAATAAACGCACTCATGGCGGAACGACAGAGGAAAAGACAACTGATAATAATCTTAGAACGATTGACATTGCAAGAATTTTCACCGGAAACGACGGCAGACTTTACCCGTCGGAGGTCCTCGCTAAGGCAAAAGCTGAAATACTGAATATCGATATGATGATTATAGACGAATTAAACCCTCTGTTTATGGGGATATTTTAACAAAGAGAGGTATATACAATGGCAATAACACCGCTTAATTTTTGGGTACAGCCTGTAATCCCGCTTACGTTTGATGACTCGATTTCGTATCTCGAAACACTCGGTAAAGTCGTAGAAAAGCTCAATGAATCGCTTACTCAAAATGAGGATTGGGCAGCTGAATTACGCAAAGATATAGTAGATTTTACGACCGATATAAATCAGAAAATGCAGTCATTCGAAGATAAAATCGAGATGCGAGTAACTAAATTTGAATCTGATACAAACACAGCTATAACGCGGTTTCAAAAAGAAACTAATAGCGCAATGTCGCAGTTTCAATCTACAATTACAAATTTAGTAAATGAGTTTGAAGATAAAATGACAACTAAGTATGAGGCGTTCGCGACGCAGATTACAGAGTTGGTTAATTCTATATCGCTGAACCCTGATTATTCTATAGACCATGACAGCCCTAATATGTGGGATGTGTGGGGCAGCGGAGCAAAGCTTAACTATAAACTTAATAAAGAAACGGGTGCAGAAGAATACGCAAATATGTATTATACATCTGCATATATACCCGTCAGACCGCTTAAAACGTATGCAATACAGTTCGGAAAATATCCTACAAGTAACCCGATTTTTGATACCACACAATATATAATTGTATATGACAGGGATAAAAAATTTGTTGGAAATCAGGATGTCGGCACTTTAGTAGGAAGCTCCATTGAATTTAACATGCCTGCAAACGGCTACTATCTCAGAATATGCGTAAATTTGAATTCCACTACTTTCAAAATTTCGATTTCCGACCTTACGGAGAACTCCGGAATGGTAGATACAGAAACCGTTCCCGACCATGGTACATGGCTGGCACACCCCGAATCTTTCAAAACTACAATATCGAGTACGACCACAGAGGATAACGCTGTATATAAACGTAAAATTACGTGGCGCGATATGGACGGCTCTAAAGACCTCGCGCTTTATGATAATGTAACCGTTGGTGGATATACCACAGGTGCATATAATATAACTACAGGTGAATTCTCATCGTCTATTACCAATTCATTTACGTCAGACTTTATACCCGTTTGCCCCGCTACAGATGATATTATTATAACCAACCCGCTTAATGCATCAGGCTATGCGAATGTTGTATACTTCAACGAAAACAAAGAAATCATTGGAATGTATAAATTCCCGATTCAGATATCAGCTGACGGTATTTATATAAATCCTATTCTTTACAACGATGTTGCGTACATAAAATTCTCCGCGCTGACAACCGATTTGCATAACTGCAGAGTAACCGCCGACGGTACACCTAATTTCGGCAGTGGCGTTTATCCCAATACCGCCGGCTTTAATAATGTAATATTGGTTGCACGCGGGGCTAAAATTATAACATGCGGTACTAAAACATATACGGGTAACGAGTGTTATAAAATATTGAAAGACTATATACCTAACGATAAACCGATATATGACGGTGAAACCGTAGACGGGCAGCTCATCAGTCTCAGGTGTCGCTCTATTACAAGAGGCTCGACGACAACAATTTGCCGCTTTTATGGTAAAAAACAAGATGATTCAGATGTATCGTTAAAGGTTAGTTTGAATGATGACGGCACTGTGCTACTATCGTAATTATAAGCGAGTGTTAAACACCGCAATGGCATAAAGAGCCATATAATTAAAAAAGGAGAGGTTTTATACCTCTCCTTTTATTATATCTAACCATGCAGCTTTTACGCGCGCATTTTCGTAAGCTGTTCCCCATTTATTACCTATACGCTCCATAGCAACAGTAAATGCTTTTGAGTTATAAAACCGAAACGTGTCCACCGAACGGGTATTTATTCGCGGGCGATTACGGGCGTGCTTACCGTGGTATTCGCCGATAAGCAAACAACGATTCTTAACACTGAATCCCATTGTCATTTTAACCTTGTTATACTCAAAAACATAAATCCAATGGTAGTCTTTGAATAATTGCGGTTTAATTTCGGGGTCTTTCTTAAACGAGCCTGTGGTAGCAACATCATTTCCGGCTACACGTTGCATTTCGGGTATTTCATCTTCACTTTCATATGCAACGGGAATAAACTCCATAGCGCATTTTGCGCCATTTTCAAAGCCGGACGCGTTCCAAAATATAGTTTCCCCCAACTTTGGATTTACAGTTTCCCAATCCAAACCGAAAAACCGAAAGAACGGATTATATTTTGACATTTCATTCATATTGTTACCGATAAATATAACTGTCCCACTTCTGTTTCTGAATACAGTAGACACTATAGACATGAAATGTTCAGGTTCGTTCGGATAATATCCGTATGGGTCTATCATGACAAACTCGTCAAATACAATTGTATCGACATTGGGATATTGAGAACTTTTAGACGCTACTTCCTCATTAGAAAGTGCAATACCGTGACCAAATGGTGCACCGTTATACAGATATTTTTGACGGTCGAATACAATATCGGTTGTCTCATCGTTAAACAGACTAAACCATGTAGTCGCGCTCCGCATAGCGGTATAGTTTCGGAATACTCTTACAAATTCAGATTTATCAGCGTCGTATTTGTCTTTTAAATATTTCGCAACCGATGTACTTTTACCGGATGAGCGTCCACCGAATAAGAAAATATAAGAACAGTTGGGAAAATTGGCTAAGTCAAATTCATAATATTTCATGCTAAATCCTCCGTTAGGTCGGACATGGAATCACTAAGCAAAATACCATGTTTGAATTTTGATATATCACAAGGGCAAAACATTATATTTCTTTTACTATTCAAATAGTATACTATGCCTATCCCTTCGTCGAACATATAAAAAGTAGTTCGCTCTGTGTCAAGTTTATTACCAAATACATATTCCGATACTTCGTCATAGTGAAGATACGCAGATTTTTCGTTTGTCCAAAAGAATCCTTTTTTCATAGGCATTTTGAATTCGTAATCTGTGTTTTTAATTACAGCCCCACAATATTGTCCAAACTCATCCGACCACTTTCCTTGATTCTGTCTATCGAGATATGTACGTCCTGAAACGCTTTGGTCGAACATTGTATTGGTTTTCCACATAATTCGCATAAGAGCCTTAAAAGAAAGTAGCCATGATTCACTATTTTTATATAAATAATCAAGAACAACAGATACTTTTATTGTAGCTTGTACAAGTCCCGACGTCTTTACATCTAATTCACCATCGAACGTCATATATCGCTTTGAATTGAGCGCCGTAAAATACGCATATGTTTCTTCATAATCGAATTTCCCTAAGCCCCATTTATTTTCTTGCACTTGCGGATGTTTAGATTTTTGGCAGCGTTCTATAACTCCGTTGTTAAACTCTGCTACTACATTGAGAAGATTCTTAAATGTAACAGCTGATTCATAAGGGTGATACAGTTTCGCGCTGTCGGTGTCCCAATATACAATGATATATGGAGTTTTTGTGAATATAAGATGAGAGAATAATACAAGGTGCCTCCGCGCATATGCTGTAATGTAAATACCTACAATGTACGACGATTTAACGCGCTTAAACAAGCCTCGGTCGGAGCGTTCTTTTCCGAGTTTTATCATAGTCTCGTTATAATAACGCTCAAATGATTCACGGCTAAGCGATTCTGTGTTTGACGTTATACAATCTTCATCAATAAGAGTATCACCGAATACAAGCTGCGTCGCATCTATTCCATACTGAGCGTTAAACATATTTTTCGACAGCATAAGATAACGCTTAGCTAACTTCTTTGGCTCGGCGTTTGATTTTATGTCCGAGAGCCATTTTTCGGGAATACTGTTCAACAATGTTTCATCGGGATGTTTACCATTTGATATAGCTTTCAACGCGGTTTTCATATTTGCATATATAATGTTGCGCTCAACTAATTCATTTATACCACCTGTTGATTTTGCGTGATTGAGAAATAAACATTCAGCTGATATAGATTCAACATCGTACATTTTGAGTATATTCACAATATCGACTTCCGTTGCGTATATAGTACATTCGTCATAGCTGATAATTCTACCATTATCAATGAGACGGTTATACTCAGATACCATTTCTTCTAACAATTTGTAACCATGGGATTTTTTATTATATTCTATTTCACCCAAACCATTTTTTGATTTAGTCTTTGACGCTGAGATAATGGGCATATAGTTATAACCGTAATTTTTAATTTTTAAATTTTTTAGCGTAAATATACCGTGAAACATTTTCCCCGACACAAGAACATGACGCATTTTTATGGCCTCAACATCATCTAACAATGACGATTCTATACATTCCTCATATAACCCGTTCCATAGATTCCGCAGCGGTTCATTTACATATAATTCTCCGTTAGTGTCGGGAAAATCCATCTGCGTTGACTGTGATGGATAGTCGGAACATACATCAAATGAATGTACTAAAGTGCATAACTTCCCACGGAAAAATGTATTCGCGTGTGTATAAGCCCCCTGATACACACCGCGCATAATTTGATATTGGTCGAAATTCATGGGAAATGTATCAACACAGTAATTGCTCCATGCTTTCTCCAATTCCGATGACAGAATAGCTTTATTGTTTTTACGCGTGAACGATGTAAATGTAAGCGGAATGTCCTTTATATTTTTAATCCAAAACCAATTCTTACATTCTTCCATGATTCCACATGCTGTTACTTTACAATCATTATAGCAATACTCATAATCGTATTTTTCAAGTTTATCTGTAGGAAGTCGAAATTCATTATAATCATAACCGAGTTTGGGATGCCCTATCATATCACCGATTGAACCGACCGAACGGTGTAGAAGTTTAAGTGAACATCGTATCTCGAGCCAAACTTTTTCACCGTCTCCAAACGCAAGTCTCCATGGATTACTCCCGTCGGAAAATGATTTTGTAATCATAAGCTGATTCATGAGAGATTCCCAATTACGCGCGAAAGAAAAATCAAATCCAAGGTTATGGAAAAATATAAGTGTTCTCTTTTTACGTTTTTCCGCTTGCTTATAAAGTGTGTAAAAATAATCTCCAAGGTCTTTCGGATAACGGCAGTCGAAACATGGTTCTACAATGTCCCATGAATCGGGTGTAGTTAGACCTTTATTAAAATTGGCTTTTACTACACAAGCGAGATATGCTCCACATTCATTTGTATCTAAATTAGATGATGTTTCAAAATCAGCAACATAGAATATAGGAGAATAATCTATCTCAGTAAACGCTTTTACTTTTGGTTTGATTATTTCATCTAAATCTGTTCCGCCGCGTTGCAACCGTTTCTTTATAGTAGAAATACCTACACAGTTTTGCCCGTGTAGGTATTCCGAAAGAGTGGTTAAGTCTTTTAGTGTATATGGTTTATTATCAATTGTATATGTAGTCACAGTTGACAACCGATGTCTTCTTTTTTACTCCACTCTTTGCTATATACGGCAGCGCTGTCTGCCATGTGCAAATAAAACGCCAACGGATTATGCGAAAATACATCACTTATATTTCGTTTGTCATACTCTGAAGCGAACCCCATATGACAATTAATCGCCTGAGCCTCTTCTATTCTAAGCGGTATGAATGACTGAAGTATATATACAGATTTAGAGCCGTGTCCGCCGAATGGTGTTTCTTCGTTCCATTCATAAGACTGATACTGCTCCCATTTACCGTCTACTTTAGTCCATTTCATGACAGGGTTGTAGCAATTACATTTGCATATATCGTGAAAAAGAGATGTGATTATAAGGCTATCTTCGGGGATTTCGTTCTCCAAATAAAGCTTGTCACGGTATTCGCGGAGCGTGTCATATACTTCAAGCGAGTGTTTTATAAGGCCCCCTACATCGTTGTCATGATACTTAATAGACGCGGGTGCGGCGCAAAAATCGCTGTCGACAAATATATATTTGTGGAGTTTATCTATACCGTCGCGGTCTATTTTCTCCATGAGATATTTCAGGCGGTCTGAATGAAAGTCGTACATTTTTATATTCCCCCTCCAATTAGTATTCTTCGTTTGGTCACTATCATATCACGCTGATACTGTAAATTACCGTCACAGTCGAATATATACACGGGCGCTAATCTGTCGAGCATGGTATTCATATCTCCATGTACATCGTATACTTCATGTTTATTATCATGTCTAAAAAGATAGTAATATGCACCATTGTTAGTTTCACTTCCTAACCAAGCGAAATCACGCTTTGTCACGATGTTTCTAGCTAAAGACGCGTTCTTAACCGATGTGATTTTTACCGCAATCATCTTAAATTCAATTTCGGTCATTTAAAACCACCTTTCAAGTGCGAAAGTATTTCATTTTTACGCTCTTCCAATGCTGCTATATCATCTTCACGCTGTTTCTCGTTGTCATTAGCTTTTGCGTTATCTTTTGCCTTGTCAAATTCTTTCTCCAACCAATCCGAAAAGCCTTTAGTGTTGGATGGCGGAACATCAAATTCGCCTGTAATGTAATAGCCAAGGTCGGAATTGGGGTCGGCATATTCAGCAAGACGGCGGTTATCCATTGTAACATTAGCGGTCTTTGTTTTGTAATTTATATAGTCTATAGCGTCATTGAAATCTGTGAATTTCTCACCTTTGTCTAAGTCTTCTTTTATTGATTCTACGGTTATCAATTTTTCTTGCCATTTAAGTTTGTCGTTTCTGTATCTGATTCGTTGATTATATTTATTTATAGTGTTTCTGAGGATGTGTTCTTGTTGAGGGGTTAGTTCCATGCTTACAACCCTCGCGCCTCTATAGCAGTTATCAAATTGTGAATTCCTTTTATGTCATATCCTCTTACTGTTCCTGTACCAGCGTAGAACGCTATCAATTCATCGGTCTCTTTGCTCCTTATTAATATTTCACCGTTAGTATGTTGTACGTTCTCGACTTCTATATCATATTTCTCAAAATGCTCTATTGCATATTTAATTCTATGCTCTAAACGTTCTTTATCCATTATTTTCTCCTTTTCATTATTCTCTTATCAGATAATAGTCTTATTAATGACCATTCGACTTTGAACCAATTCAACCATTTTGCACATCTGTTATATGCGCAACATGATTCGCGCGCTTGCTTAATGTCGTTTGCGTATGGGGCATGGGGAGTTTGACACTCCCCACATGGATACCCGTACGGATTATATTTATTAGTCATTACTCTTTCCATCTATAAATTCTATACGGTCAACTATGCATGAAACATATGTTTTGTAAATTTCCTTTCCGCTTTTTGTTTTTTCATCGGATTTCTCACTTCGGATTGAAAGTTGACCATTTATAAATGCCGCCGAACCCTTGTCGAAATACTTTGTAATGAATTCTGCTGTTCCGCCAAATGCCGAACAACGAATAAACGTTGTTTCTTCGGTCTGTCTATTGTTTATGGCAAGTGTAAACGAGCAGCCTGTTTTCTGTTCTTTCTTTGAGCCGTAAGTAAATGTTTCAGGCTTAGCTACAAGATGCCCCGCGATTGTAAGCTGATTGACGTTAAGAATTGACATTTTGTGATTCTCTCTTTCTGTGTTTTTATTTTAGATTTTGTGGGAATTTTACCCTGCGATTATATTTACAAGGATTTTACCCTGCGATTATAATATTGGAAATTTTACCCTGCGATTGTAAATATGAACGAAATGTGAATGAATTATGAACAAATTGTTAACAGAAAATTGTTAACAGAGTGTGAACAGACTATTAACAGAATGTTAACAACTTATTGATACATTTTGAACATTTTGTGAATGAATTGTTAACATCCTGTTACTAAGTCTGTATCCTGTGCATAATCTTTTAGTAATTATGCACAGGATTTTAGTTAATTTACCTTAATATAATGGACATCCCGACTATAGCGGATAATGCTATCATAGCAAATGCTATCATAATAACCGCAACCGCGTGCGCGTATTCTCTATCATTCATGCGTTGAATGTCCTTTGCAATCTGTCGCCGATGAATACGCACCAAATACCATTTGACATATCACGAAGGATATAAACTTTTTCGCCCCCGTGATATTTTTGTAATAGCTGCCGAACGTAGCGGGCACACTCATGATGTAGCAACTCTTCATATAATGACCATGTTACTTGTTTTGCCGTCGTGACTGAATGGCGCGGGGCGTTAATGCATTGAATGCGGAATGATGCTAAATTGCCATCGCACTCTTTATATATGCTATAAATTGGAGTTTCGTATGAATAAAACGTGCGCTCGTGGTTTTCGCTTGAATAACCATCAAAACCGCATTGCGCTGATTTGTGTAAAATTAATTTATACATTTTTTATCTCCTTTTAATGTTTATTAACGGAATAGAGGGGGTTTATCCCTCTATTCCAATCTCTGCCATCATTGCAGCTACACGCCGTTTCGCCTGTTCAAGCTCAAGAAGTTTTACCGCTTTTTCGAGCTCTGCCGTGTCTTCGGGCGGGTTGACTTTTCCGGCGTTCGTAATCTTGCGCCTAATTCGGCGGACGGCGTCGGCTATTTCTTCGGGCGTGCATTCGGCAAGCGTTCCATTTTTAAGGGCTTCAAATGCTTTAATCTCCGCCACCCGTTCGCGCGTCTTTCCGCCTCTTTCGGTGTATTCCGTCATAAGCTCGGAGAGACGCGCCGCGTTAGCTTCGGGATGGTTGGAACGAATGCGGGACCGCTCGAACCCTATCGCGCGGCGGAGTTCACTATCGGACAATGACTTTACAGGAAGTTTAAGCATTTCGTCCGTGTCAATGTCGATTCTGTGCGTAGTGTGACAGTCTGGGCATTCAAATGTGTACTGAATTTTCATAGTTTCCCTCTTTCTTCCTTATAGGAAATTTAATGTATATGCAAAGACTCGCGTCTTATGCGCTGTATATAGTTTTCAATGAGCGCGAAACGGTCAGGATTTTGTATTTGCTTTTCCCTTGTTTCTGTATATATTATACCATATCCGGAGCCGGGTGTCAATATAAATTTACTTAAAAGTTTCGAGTTTACAAATTGTTAATAATTAATAGTTTGGTCATATAATTATAGTGATTTGTTAATAGAATATTCATAGCGTGGTAATAGTGTGTTAATTGTTTGTTCATATATCACTTGTTATTTAATAATTTGGTAATAGTGTGTTCATAGTTTGTTCATGAAACGGTTGAAGTTTGTTCATAAGAGGATAGGAAATATTCCTAAAAAAGGAAAATTTTGGTAAAACGGGACATGGGTATATATCCC